GGTAAATTTCCGGATTTCCCTGAGCTAAAGCAGCCTCCTGCTCCGAGTGCGGATCGTCAATAATCAACAAATCCGCACCTTTACCAGTCACAGTACCCCCTACACCAATAGCAAAGTACTCCCCATTCTTATTAGTAGCCCACCGGCCAGCAGCTTTACTGTCCTGTCTTAATTTAACCCCTGGAAACACACTCGCATATTGTTCCGAGTCCACTAAGTTCCTGACCTTACGTCCAAAACCTACCGCTAGATCAGCCGTGTTTGAACACTGGATCACCTTCTTAGCGGGGTTCTTACCCAAAAACCAGCTAGGCAATAAGTAACTAGCAAATTCAGACTTAGTATGTCTCGGCGGCATGTTAATAATCACCCGCTTCATCTCACCTTTAGCAATAGCCTCAAACTTCTTAGCCATCAAAGCATGGTGACGACCATGCACAAAGCCCGGCCACATCATCTTTACGTACTCCATAAAGCTAACCTGAGCTTTCTCCCTCTCTATAGCCGCTTGATAAACTTTTACCTCATCAATCAGCTTTTCATACATAGCCGGATCTAGCTTATCTAACAGCCTTTCTAAGTCTTCTGCGGTATTGGCTATCATTCAATATCCCTAAAGTTAATGTACACAGGACGAATACTCCGCCGGCCAGCTACTCTCTTTACTACTCCTAACTTAACCAATCGATCCACAATATCTTTCGTATTCCCAATACCTGTTTTCCCACGCACATCCGCAATTTGCCGCAGGGTCGGGGAACACCCATACTTCTTCCACCACTCATCCACAATGATAAAAACATCCTTCTGAACCGGACTCATACTCTTCTCCATGCACTCTTCATAAGTCATCTCCCGCCGTCTTATCATCTCTCTGTTAATCATTATTTCCATTTTCTTCGCTCCACTCAGCATATATTGCCTATTTTTTAAGCAATGGTAACGCTTACCATTGGGGTGGGTAAACCCTATGTTTTTGAGTTTTAAAAATATATATACCCCACCCCTATTTAGTTTGGAATGATGACGGGGGGTCTTTCCAAAAATCCTCATCTGGGTCGCTAGGATTTGAATTGGCACCCCCATCCGGTTTTTCTTGGGACACTTCGAGTGGAATACTATGTAGGTCAGAGGGGGGACTCCTACTTGGCAAATCGGGGGGTGGGGGGTCAGCCTGGGCAGCAGGCGCATCCGCCAACGGGGCGGGCTCCAACTCAGCCAACAGAGAGTCCGCATCTTTGACTGACACATCCGTTACAGTTCCATGCACTAATGTTCTAAGCTTGTCCAATAGCTGAGCCCGTGCGTCCGTGCTCGATGTGATGTGCTCGACCACCTTACGTTCTGTAAAGGCTGAAACCTCCGTAACAGTCCCGAGCACCTTAGCCGCCGCCGTAATCTGTCCGGCTTTACTCTCCGGATCTGTGATCACCTTTACGAGGGAATGAATGACGAGGGTTCTCAAATGTTCGGGGGTATGGTATGCCTTCGCACTTTCAGCCAGTCGGATGGCTTCTATCTCCCGAGCAATTCCCGCATGCTTTTTGAGATCACTTGCCGCATTGCCGGCGGTCTTCGCTCTTTTGGTGGTCACGTTATAGGCCTGTCGATAACTACCCGCTCCGGTTTCCCCTTGGGCGACCAAACGGGCGAAGGTTTTTTGTTTGTGTGTCAGCTTCCCCTTTACTCCGAGTATCTGATCTATTGGGACTTGCTCTAGTGCTTCCCTTACTTGAGCCCTTTTCATGCTGTTTCGCTCCGCTTTATTGAATGCCGCCCATCATACAGAACAAAGCCGGAACTGTCACCAATGCGACAACCTGGCGCCGGCTTATATGGTATGCGAGCCACTTTTTACCCCTAAAAATTGATTGTTCACCTTATGCTGCAAGGTGTCGCCAATGTGACTGACAGACCTATTGACAACTGTCAGCATTGCCCCCAGTAGTACCCCCATTAACAACGCAAAGGAAATCACATGAAAGAATCAGCCCTTATTAGACAAGCCCGCCGTGAGCTTGCTCAGTGCGAAAAGGATATAAACGCCGGCATTCACAGAGAGATTAAAGGTGCCGAATTAAGCCGCCGCCGAGCTTTAATTGCACACGAAAAAACCCGCCCTCTTTTCCTGATAGCGTGCTCCGGCTCGAAGCTGGACAAGCCCGCCAAAGCCCGAGATTTGTATCAGGGACAAGCTTTCAAATTTGCCATGGAAGCCGCCGCCCGAGCCGGTGCCGATGTGCTCATACTTTCAGCCTTGCATGGTGCCGTTGATCCGGACGCCGTTTTAAACCCCTACAACGTCACACTATCAGACATGACCCAATCCGACCGGCAAGCATGGGCGCAACGCACCGCCGCCGAACTTGAGCCGCACAAGGGAAGAGCCGTCACAGTGCTAGCCGGTGCCAATTACGCCGCCGCTTGCACAGACCTAGACGCCGCCTATCCGCTCGCCGGCCTTGGAATCGGTCAACAACTTGCCGTTTTAAAGAATTACAAAAAGAAGCCGGAGCCCACCGGACAAATTCAGCAATTAGCCCTCGAACTTAACTAAAGGAAAAAATCATGCAATCAAGCATTTTCGCAATTAAAGACAACTTGAAATTTTTTGGGTTTCATTACGTTTTATGGTCTGAAGGCATCAGCATTCGCACCCTCTTTAATATCTGGGTCGCCTACGGAATGACCCGCTACGAATCAACAAAAACCATTTAAGGAAAAAACCATGAGAGCATTTTATAAAACAGGGTCTTTATTAGTTAAAGCTTATGACATGGGAGAAGACTGGAAAATTGTCCGGCATGACGGAAAGGAACAATGGTTTTCTAAGTGGCAACAAAACGAATATGCCTCATTAAGTAGGGCATTTTATGAAATGGTCACCAATAGTAAAAATAAATTCGGTGCTGACTTTATCTTTAATGAATCACTGATAACACTTTGCGACTCTCACATTTAATTACACATAAGGAAATAAACCATGACCTCCCTCAGAGACTTTAATCAAATTATTTCAACTGAAATTTTCACACCGGACGACCTGACTTATGCCGTTGATACGCTCGCCGATATCAGGGCTCAGATTGCCGAACTGAAAGCCCGTGAAGATACATTCAAGGCCGTATTGATCGCCGCCGGACATGCCGCCGTTGACGGAACCGCCCACAGAGCCGCCGTGATCCAAGAGCAAAGAACTTCGACCGACTGGCAAGCAATTGCCACAAAATTAAACGCAAGCCGCCAATTGATAACCGCCCACACGTCAACCGGTGAACCCTTCTACAAAATCAGAATCTCAGCCCGAAAGGTTTCAGCATGAAAATCACGATCCAAGTTAAGACGATATACGGCAATCGGGTAATTTATCCAAAGGATGAAACCGCCCAAGCATTCGCCAAAATTGCCGGCACTAAAACCCTCACCCTCGAAGCCCTGCGCCTAATCCAAGGCCTAGGGTATGAAATCAATGAACATAAAGAAAGCTTCAAATTATGAAAACCCGCACCCTTACCCTACACAATGACCCCTCCCATGGTTGGCTTGAAGTGAAACGCTCAGACCTGATCGCCCTCAAAATTGAAGACAACATTTCACACTTTTCATATGAGAAGGGCTCGAAGGTTTATCTCGAAGAAGACAACGACCTTATGACGTATTTAAAAGCCGCCCAAGCCGCCGGCTGGTCTGTCGATATCGCTCATTCGGTGCATACAAATTCGGATAGCTTCATTAGGCTTTTAAACGCCTACCATTCGACCGCCGCCGCCCGCCAGTCTATCGCCGACTTTTACGATAGCAACCCGAACCTTACCCTCGCCGATTTATCCCGCTTTACCGGCAAATCTATACCCGCCCTCAAACAATTTTTATTGGAGAGAAAATGAAACCCTTAGGATATATCGCTTATGAGGGAAAGAGCCTCATTGATAAGAGCCCGATTGTCGTTATCGTGACCGCCCTCAAAAGCAGTGCAAACGCAAAAACCGGAAACATGGTGCAAACCTTCATTATCCGGTCGGATGTTGACCCAGTCACCGCCGCCAAAACCGGACAAGATTTTGGAATCTGTGGCGCATGCCGGCACCGCCCCAAGGCCGCAAAAATTACCGGTGAGCCGCCATGCTACGTTAACAAGGGTCACGCCCCCTTGCAGGTCTTTAAAGCTTACAAACGGGGACGCTATACCAAAGCCACACCGGAACAAATTAAAACCGCCCTAGCCGGTCGCATTGTCCGATTAGGCACCTACGGCGACCCCTTCGCCGCTCCGGTGGGCATATGGGAAGAAATCATAAAAGACGCCGCCGGACATACCGGTTATTCGCACCAATGGAAACGCTCAGACTTTGACGTTGACCGGTGGAAAAAATTAGTGATGGCATCCGCCGACAACCTAGACGAAGCCGCCCTTGCAAACTTAAACGGCATGCGAGCCTTTCGGGTATCGGTGGGCAATGACCGACAAGCCGCCGAAACGATTTGCCCCGCCAGTTCAGAAGCCGGCAAAAAAACCACCTGCGCCAATTGCCAATTGTGCGCCGGCACCACCAAAGCCGCCCGAGATATCGTGATTCAAGATCACGCCGCCGGTTATCGCAAACGCATAGAAATAATGAAAGCTTAAACCATGCAAAAACTAATGAAAGCAAAATTCGCCGGCACATGCTCACGCACTGGAGCCCGAATCAATAAAGGGGATGAAATCATTTTTGACACAGTCACCCGAACCGCCTACATCACAAACGAAGACGACACGCCCCGCATTAACTCTATTCGCTTTGGAGATAAAACCTTTTACCGGAACGCAAAAGGCCGGTGCGAAGATGCCCCATGTTGTGGGTGCTGCACGATCTAAAACCAGGTTTTTAACCCATGAAAAAACACACAAAAACCCGCAACGAAAGAACTATTCGGAGGGCGCAAGCCGCCCTCGATTTTCTTACTGTTTTACTCATTGCCGGCGCATTGACCGCCGGAGCCCTTAAATATTTTGACGTTCTAACACCATTAAACACACTGAAAACGAATACATAACCGCCGGCTTTAGATTTGAGAGAGGAACAACACCCGCCG